CGTCCCGACAGGCAGTGTCAGAGTGCCGTTGGTGGAAGCGTTAAACAGCTTTTGCGCTGCTGTGCTGCTTGTCAGCGTGTAGGTGGCGTTCTGCTGTATCCAAAATTCTTCTTGGACATCTTCCGCAGCCAACGTCACATAGACCACCGCAGACCCATCCAGCGACAGCAGCGATCCAGTGCTGGACGATGTGAGAGTGCGCGATAGGGTCGTGCCAGATGACGTATAGACACCTGTGCCGATTTCCCAATCTAGCCCATCCTCAATCGTGTAGCGGACCATCTCGCCATCAAGCAAACCAGCCGCAGCGAATGACTGGAAGTTGCTCGACACGGAGCCAAGCGTAATTGTGCCTGTCCCCGTAGTCGATGTAGTCATTTTTGCACGATTGAGAAGTCTAGGCATTGTTACACCTTAAGCTGGATCAGGGATACCAATGTCGAAAGCCGACAGGGTAAAAGTGTTGCCAGAAGTAACTGCTTGAGAGGCAGTAAGAGAACCTGTAGCAAGCAGACGACTGTTGGCAGTATCAAGAACTGCATAGTGAGTAGCTGTACCAGATGCACTCACAGAACCATCCGTGATAGCTGCGGCAGTTACTTTACGACCACCACCAGTACGATCTGAAGGGGCAGAGAAGTTTAGTGTAGTAGAACTGCCCAGAGCGTAGGTAGCGTTTCCTTGAGTGTAAGTAGTGGCTTCTGCGGAGGTGATAGTAATCTTATTGCCATAAGTATCAAGAACGGTCAAACCGCTATCAAATACCAGATCATTAAGGGTTGCCATGTCATTGTCCTTGTTGTGGGGTGATGTCTACTGTTTGAGCATCAATCTTTTGTTGTTGGGCTTTACGCTCATTGACTTTATTTTGGTAACTACCAGAATCAAACTCAATCTCAGCAATACCCATAAGGTCTTGGACAACTTCAACCTGATCCTGAAGTTCAATGCCAGCACCATTGATGTTACGCAGGAAGGAAGCAATCTCACGAAGATCGTGGGGAGCCACATCACCAGCAACAAGTTTAGGCATAGTGTCCCAAGGCAATCCATTCAACTGCCACAGACGCTCAACAAGTTGCTTATTAAGGACATCTACGATAGTGTTGATGTAACTCTCAAGGCTTCTCAGGAAAAGGTCTGTCTTAGTCTTAGATAGAGCGTAAGAACCACCGCTAGAACCAAGCATAAGAAACTCAGCCATAAGGCTACGAGCAATATCGTGTTGGTAGCGTTTGACAACAGGGTCAATATCAATAGAACGAGAACCATTTGCGGTAATCAACTCAATGTCCATAAGACGATTGTTGGTAGGCTTTCCATCTGAATCTACATAGACATCAGAAGGAAGCAACGCATAACCTTGTTCATTGTGCTTCAAGTCACGAAGGATGCGTTCAAATTGGTTCCTTAAGTTCACTTGGTCTACTGTGGCATCACCGCCCAGATATTCAGCGGGCATACGACCAATAGGAACACCATGAAGTTCTCGTTCAATAGCAATGGCTTCATAACTCTGAATCTTGTTGAGATATGTGTAGCTAGAGTAAGCATTGCGAAGTACCGACCTACCAGATGGATCATTGTTCAGACTTGTGGTGCGATAGTAAACAGACTTCTCTACGGGGATCATGGCAATACGCTTGCCCCAAGCAGCCTCTTGGTACATACCAAGGATTTCGCCACTCTGTTGGTCTACTTCAAAACTCTCTACGGTCCAAGGTGCGCGGATGGCAATCTTCTTGATGCCAATACGACCATCTTCGTACTTAGAGTTCTTCTTAGGGGAGCGGAAGTCACCTTCACGGCGCTTGTAGACAACCTCGAACCACGAGAAACCATAAGTCAAGTAAGACAGGGCTTCAGAGATGTGATCGTCAAGGGAGTGATCCATATCGTCAAGGACAGACTGTAGGAAGTCAGCTTCTTGCTTGGCGATAGCACTGTCATCAGAAGGTTTGACTTCGATCTTGACATCACGGAGGGTTTGTTCTACGGCATACATGATGGAGCCAACAATAGCGTTGTTATCTCGCATCTCACGATACTTCTGGATAGCCCTCTTGCCACGAAGTTCCTGAAGAAACTCATCGGCGCGGATGTCACCCGTGTAGGTATTCTTACCAGAGACACCAAGTTCGATCTTAGCCGCTGTTTCACTGAGTTTGTTCATTTGGCTACCTACAAGGTTTAGTTTTTAGGACTGAGAAGACCTTTCGCGTCTGAATAGGCCAAATTTAGGGAGGGTTTAGCAACACCATTAAGTGCTAAGTCAGTCAAGGCCCACACAAGGGCATCAAGACGGTCAGGTGATCCGATAGAACCCATAGGTTCCCACTGAACCATCTGGTTCTCTAGTTCATCAAGACCCCTACGGTGCTTAACTTTACCACGCTCATAGAGGGCAGAGATAGGTTCAGCACGGGCATACTTACCACGAGAAGCATGGACTAGGCGGATGGGGATGACTTCGTTGACAGTTTGCAACGTATGGCGAACCATATCCCCACCTTGGTTACGTTCTGCCACAACACGATCAGCAGAATACTTGTGGTAGAGTTCGTTAGCCTTAGATGCCCACTGTTCTGGTGAATAGCGGCCTGTGGCATCCTCAAGGACATAGCACATACCGTTAAGGTCAATACCAGCCACAACCATACCTGTCATGTCGCTTTCTGCGTTAGCTGTGACCGCAGGGTCAATAGCCACAACAACCCTTGCTAGGGTATTAGCGAAGTCTACAGGATCAGGGATGTCAACTTCACAGGCTTGCAGGATGTCTCTGGACCACAAAGCCCCTGATGCTTCATCAAGTATTTCTGCAAATAGTTCCTGACGGCCCAAACGAGTTCCCTCATACTGACTTTTAACTGTAGCCAGATATGGGGCAGCAAGGTTAGCTGAGTTATCGAAAGTAGAACCACTCGTTATAACTGTGGTGTCTTTCTTGAGTATCTCTCGAACAAGTTTAGTAGGCTTGGGGGTTGTGGTAATGCAGACTTGGGGGTGTTTACCTAGACGCAGACAGAATTGGAGCATATCCCAAGTGTCACGGTCTTTATTCCAAGCAGCAAGTTCGTCTCCCCAAGCACACTCGAACTGAGGGCCACGAAGACGCTCTGGTTCCTCTGCTGAGAAGAACTGAACCTGTGCGCCATTCTCCCAAGTCAACGTCCGCTTGGTAGGGGACCACACAGGCATCCCCATCTTAACACCACGGTTGGTCTTATCACCTTCCCAGCAACGGGCAAGGAAACCAGATTCACCATTGATCATAACACGTTCAATGTCGGAGTTAGTAGCAGCGATGGCAGCAATACGCTTTGCGCCAGACTTAACTTTCTCTCTAACCCACTCAACACCAGCCCTTGTCTTACCAAAGCCACGACCAGCATTGATGAACCATGTGTTCCAAGTCCCAGAGGGTGCAAGCTGATTGGGTCTAGCCCAGAAGTGCCAGTTATAGATAAGTGACTTAGCCTTAGCAGGATCAAGTTGAGCCAGAAGTTCGCCTACGTCTTCACCCATGCCACGAAGATCATCAGCATGAAGTGCTAGACCATTCTTACCTGTAGGCTCTGGGTTTGTGGTTGGCTTCTTTGTGACCCGCTTGACCATTACTCTTCTTTTTCTATTTTCTTCTTACCCAGCAAGGCCAGAAGATCATCAATAGCCCCAGTGTCTGAGGTCTCATCTTCGGGTTCACCCTCAATGACAGTTTGAGTGGGCGACCAACCAGCCTTAGAACGGAGTACAAGTTCAGCAGCTTTCCAATCACCACCCTTGGCGGCATTGATAACCACAGAACCCATTTCTTCTTGGAGGTTAGCACGAGCATCTGCAATGTCAGCACGATACGTCTTGTACATACCATTCATCGAAGAGGGTGCACCTTTGAACTGTTGAATGAAATCGAGAATGACCTTCATTGCCACACCAGCACCGATTTGACGGCGGATGGCAGTAGCAATCTCCATCTTGTGCTTTAGTAGTTCAGCCATGACAATCTCAATCTATAAGGAATTAGATAACCGTTAGCCTAGGTTTTAACAAGCCCTACGACCCAGCACCCGAATACTCAGGCTGTGTTTTATATCCCGCCACGGAAGAACAGCGGTTGTTGCTTCGCAACTTTGGAGGCGAAGCCTCTTGGACCACTATGTTGCGCTTGGATTTCTTGCTGATTTACAACGTCAGCTACCAGAAGGCGTTAGTGGAATTTTGTGCAGGACTCTCCCTGCCTGTCACCGTTAGCCTTACGGTCTGGACTGAGGCGCGACCTCAATATGCTTATTTCAGGATCACCCGATTGGCGTATAGCCTAACCCCGTGTCATAAGACGTATGATGATCCCGATTAGAATACTCATTTCACAAATCCACAATCTTGGTGGTTGATCCATGAGGATTTAGAATATGTTACAAAGGCTCAATCTAATGCACTTCCATGATCTCATGTATATGTGGGGAAGCATGATCTTTTGCCTTTGTTTATTAGATATAGTGTTGGTGCTTCGGTGTGTCAAGGGGTAGTGTGATAAAAATACCACAAAACACCAAAATAAAATCCAAAGCACCATATTTTCTTTACAAAACTATTGAAAACACTTCGGCATCGTAGCATCCCAACGATGAATAGTGTTATCTAGTTCCCATTCTTTACGAACATTGACTACTTCTTCAAAGTCATAACTACGATAGACAGCTTGTTCTGGTCCACGTCTAGCCACAAAATAACCCATAGGCATCACCTTAGCCACACCAACAACACAAGTATCATAGGCTTTAGGTCTAACTGTGTTCTTACCAAACAATGCAGCATCCCGTCTCTTGATGACCTTTAGGTTACTATAAGCAAAGTTAAGGTTATCATTATCCTTAAACACTACTCTCTCATCATCCTTCGGGAAGTATTTATCCACAAGGATCATAGCTACCCTAGCTGGTTGAAGAGAGATAGTCTCATCTGCTATACGGATACCCAGATACATCTTTCCACCTTTAGTGGAGTCTAGTAGCTTACCAGTTCTCTTACTATAGAACTTACCCTCTACTGGATCATAGCTGAACTTGTCATTCAGTTCCTTGTAGGTAAACCCTTTGTACTTCTCTATCATAGTCTATCCCTCTCTATGTTCTATAGGGATATAGGTATACAATGACTAATCATCAATACCCTCTATGGAATATATCTATATGGATTCTGAACTGGTACTACCTGTCACATCTAATCTTCTATAGAACCCTTATACATCCATCCCTTAGTTCTATCTTGATACGGGATATACTCAGGGGGGCAAACCTTATATATAGATAGTGTTGGTGCTTCGGTGTGTCAAGGGGTAACTGAAAATAAATATTACCTTTCTTTCTTTTTTTTGTGGCTCATCTGGGGGGAGTTGTACGGCTCGAAGTGATTCTAATAGTAAGGGGGCGAGAGTTCCGCAGCTTTGCTGTCAGAGTTTCTACGAAACTGTTATTTTTCAATAGGTTAAGTCTAACATATTTTATTTTTTTTCATAAATTTTTGTCTCGGCTCCTAAG